AACTTCCAAGCCATCTGATTTTCTCCAAATAGAGTAGGCTTCTTCGATCGTGATTTCAGGCTTGCCAAGCTTCGCGTTGACGGCGTTGTGCAACGCTACGCCCCAGGCAAAGAATGCTTCGGGGGATAAGGAGTCTGGGGGGTTGGCAGCTTTCCATTCGGCGTAAAATCGCTTGCAAGAGCAACCGTATTGGGGGATGCGGATTTCCCAGTTCGCTAGGTCTCTCGGCGTTAATATGCTGCCATCGTGTAGCGACTTCCACGGATTGCCGATCGGCATGATGTTAATCGATGCGTAGGTCATCCGGTATTCGCGGGTCGTGCTCGAATCGGCGTAATACGTCGGTACTATTCGTTCGCTCATGTCAATTGGATTGTGACGGTTGGCAAGTTAAAACAAAACGCACCGCCGGTAAAATACTGGACTTCTCCGACCGTACATTCCAGATCGGAAATAACCGTAGCACAAAGGCCCTCGTAGAACTCTTGACAGACAAACTGGATCGAGTTTACTAACTCATTTTGGCAACATTCACCCGTAAGGCAGAGCGTAGCACCTGGAGCGCATTGGTCCGACAGTATAGGCCCCGCGATAACCCAATTCGTCTGGCCGTCCTCGATGCAATACCCGCAACTTAGCGTCGTGCTAGTGATTAGGCTTCCGCTGCCCGCGCCTTGACCTCCTACGAGAACAAAGCAGTCCACAGATTCGTTGTAGATGAAGTAGTTGAAACATCGATCGTCTACGTCTTCGGGGAACGGTATCTCTCGAATTACCGGACAGCCCACAACAATCTCGCACCCTTCTGCGTACGGTGGCTCTCCTGCTGCGTCAAACCTTTGGCAAAATACCGCTAGGGTCTCGGAGTATTGAGGTAGATTCGGCATACAGTTATCGATGATCGCCAAGCCGCAAGGGCTTCCGGTTATTGTGCAACCAGTCGAGCCGCCGCAACAACTTACTGGAGGGTAATCCGCATCCGAAATAGATATTTGGCCCGTTGGCAACGTGTCGAATATCTTGATCCGGCTTATGATTTTTTGCTGAAACTCATTGCAGTATTGAGCCGGAAACGCTGCTATTAAATCATTGCAATCGTTGATCGTGCTTGTGTTCTCGAATTGATTGCTAAAACTACAAGTCCCGTCCCTGTAAACCCCTGTGCAATCGTAGGCATTCGTAAATTCAGGATAGAAAGTTACGCCGCTTGCATCCCACCCAAGCACAAACTCACAATGCTCAAAAATGTAGCTAACCGCAACATAGAATTTACAGGCTGATTCGCCGCCCTCGCATTGAACGCGAATCTTGCCAACGTGAACCCGCAAGGCCGCTAGCTTATGCCGTTCGAGCCACCATGCTTTATGGATCGTCTGTTCGCTGACAAGGTTTGATTGAATCAGTTCGCAGGGGCATGAAACCGGATCGTTTTCGTCTGCAAGGTAGGGTATTCGCCTGCGGTAATACTCAAATTTCGCGCTAATGTCGGTTTGGAGCGTCGCAAGAACCGCACAATTTTTTGTGTACTCTTGGCAAGCTAAATTGAAATCGGCGATGAAACAGCAATTGACTGGAATAAAACTGGCCGATGGGTAAACAGGCTCTTCCGGCCCACCGCCAATGCCAACACCGCCACCGCCTAGCCCATCGCCTAGCCCGCCTTCGCAGTCGTCGGTTGGTGCAATTAGCGAAACGCTCGTAAATGGCATGTCCTCAGCATCGAGACAACAATCGCAACAGCACCCGCCCATTGTTCCCATTTAGCAAATCTCCACGCCGATCCAGCGATTACCAACCCGAAAGCAAATTAGACTAGCCCCGTTGGCAATTGCTGAACCAGCATTCAAAACCTCGATGTCCGACCCGAACAAATTTGACAATACTCTAGCATCCGAAATCTGCTTGGCCGATGCCGTCCCTACGCCCAACGTGGTCCCGGCCCTGGCTGTGATCGTCGACGTAGCCACCGCCACAAGGATATCGGCAGTCGATACCAAATCCGAACTAATAGAGCCGCTTGGCTTCGTCGCTCCGATCATGCCGAGCAACGCTTGACTATCCGCATTGTTGAAAGCGTAGAGCGTTGTATCGGCCATTTAGGAAGTCCTGATAATGGTGGAGAATTCGACTTCCTTCTTGCACCGGAAAACCAACTCAGCCGGGTCGGTTGCTTTTGCTCCTGATCCGTTAAGCGGACCTACCATCGGGAAAGTGTTCGTCGAGTCCATGTATCGAAGCGTCTGCCCGCCCGACTTATAAAACGGTCCAATGTCAGCCCTCTTCTCATCGTGCGTGTCTGGGTCATAGGTTACCTTGTATTTGGCTCTCCATGCCGCATAGCCCGCATAAGAGCCTAATTCAGCCTCTTGGACCTCCAGGAGTAGGGTTCTAGCCGCAAACGTCTGGCCCAATGCCGTAAACGCCGATGTATTTACAATGTCGTTTCGGTCTAGGAAGTCTTTGAGCTTTAACCCCGGGTCGTCGAACTGAACAAAAGAGAACTGGCAAAAACTAGATGTATCCGTCAGCGGTTGGTCGAATGGAGTACCGGCTGAATTGACCGGGTATTTAACTGGGCTTGATCGATCCTTAGAGAGAACCTTTTCTTTGGTGACAAACGAATCGATCTTGAATATCGGTATCCAGGTCGCCGGGTCGTCGTTGCCCTCCGAATTCTGTTTTTGCTCTTCGGTCCCTGTCTGGAATCGAGCCGTGACACTCCAATAAAGAGCGTGTTTCTCTTCGCGTTCGCAGTCCACGCTATCGCAAATCAAGCCTAGTGGCCCATAAAGCAATCCGGCCCGAGGGAGTCCAGGCGTATCGTAAAGGATGCTCTGGCGGTTGCTGGTAACTTGATCGGTCTTTACTCGATAGTTCCAGGTTTCGCCGAGGATGAGTTGAAAACCTTGACCCTTGCGAGCAAAGCCGGATCCCTTGCGAAGTTCCGCGCCGACCAATTCGTTAGCCATTACCTTGCCCCCGCTAGTCTTGGTGCTGTCAATGCAAGTTCATTGGCCTTTCGAGCCTCGACTAGCATTTGATCTTGGTATTTTTTCCGCTCTGCTTTTTCCGCTGCGTCAGTTCGCTGATTAAGCAGGAATGCAAAAGCCTCTTTAGATCCGGCTTTCAAGGCAGGGGCAATGTTTTTGGCAATATCTGCCGCTGGGTCGGATAGCTTTTGCTGGACCTGAGCCTGCTTGGCAATGTTCGCTTGCCCCATTGATCCGGCTTGCTGTTCAGGCGTCAACTGAGCGAAGAGGCCCCGTAACCTCTGGATTTCTGCTGTTGCCTTTTGCTTATCGCTCATCATTTCTTTTTCGATCGCTGCCGATTCGCTCATCGCGTCTTTACGTTGCTTTTCGGCATCAACCATTTTTTGCATGTTCTCGAATCGCTCGATGTCCTGCTGCTTGTATCCGTCCCTAGCCTGCTTCTGTCGCCTTGCCTCATCGTCGCCTAGTGTGAGCTTGTCGTATTCTTCGCGTAACTTGGATAGGTCGCCAAAAGCCTTCTTTTGGAATTCGACATCCGCCTTGAGCGTGCTTACCCGAACATTCTCGGCCCTGGTTCGCTCCATTTCAGCTTCGGCAAGTCGCTTGGATTGCTCGACTTGCTCGGCTTTCTTTTTGGCTATTTCGCCCTCTTGATTGGCCGCCCTAATCAATGCGGCTTCCCGGTCTAACTCGGCGTCTTTAATTTCTTGGCTTTTGTCTAGCGTCGCGTTAAGGCCATCCATTACCGCGCCGACAAGACCCGAGGTTAGATCGAGATTGCGAACTGACTTGGACGCGCTTTCGATGCCCGTACCGATCCCCGCAAAAAGCGAAGCGTAAGCATCCGAGGCTAGCTTGATGTTGAATCCGACAATCCCTCGTTCGCCGCCGCCCTCGCCTCCTATGCCCTCTCTGAGCATTCCAGTAACTTGCTTGAGCATCGGCATCAAGTCGGTCCCAAGGCTGATCGCTGCCGCCTTGATTTCGCTTTCCATCTTTGCGAACTGGCCGGACATGGATTGCGATAGCCGCTCGTTCATGCCGAAGAATAGCCCGCCCTCCGATGTAGCCGTCTGGAATGCCTTGGCAACCATTTCAGCGGATATCTGCCCGTCCTCCATCCGCTTCTTTAGCTCGACCATGCTGATACCAGTGGTCCGGCTGATCTCCTGTAGCGGATTGAACCCGCTGTTAATCATCTGCAAGACTTCTTGCCCCATCAATCGGCCTGCTGCCTGTGTCTGCCCAAAGGCCAGCGAAAGGCTTTGGAACTTGTCGCGATCGCCAAGGCTGATCGCTGCTAGCCGCTCAAGGTGTTGAGATACCCGCGTCGATTCAACGCCGAACTGCATCAATGTTTGACCAGCCCTAGCGAATTCGCCGTAGTTTAGCGGGCTTTGAACGTCGAGCAACTTGAATTCTTTTAGGAGCGTGTTGGCCCTGGATGCCGAGCCCGTCATAACCTCGAAAGCGATCGCGTTATTCTCAAGTTCCGTCGCAAGCAAAACGGATTTCTTGATTGCCTGAAACCCTGCCGCAATGCCGATGTACTGGCCCGCTGCCGCCTGTAGCGATCGAAGCGATATTGCTTGAGCGTCAACAGTCCTCGATGCGTCTTGCGTCGCTTGGGCTAGTCGCTTGGTTGCTGCCGCCTGTTGCTCGGTCTGCTGGGTCGCGATACCGTACTTCGCGATAAGGTGGTTTTCAGCCTGGACGAATTGCGTAATGCTGATAGCACCTTCACGCAAGGCCCGCTCGAATAGCCCCATGTCACGCCGGAACTTATCGATCGACGGCTCAGACTGCTTTAGCGTAGCCGTCATACTGCGCAGTTCGCCGCGAAGAAATTCGCCGCCGTCGGCGTTCATTCCGATTCGGATATTCGCTACGTTGATCGTCTGCGCCATTACTTACCCCCGAATCCGAACATCGATTTAACTTGGTTCGCCATCGCCTTGCAGGACTGAGCCGACTGCTTGAGAATCGACGCTGCGCTAACCTTGGGCCTGTAGAATCGATCCGGCATAAAATCCGATGCGTCTGGCGGTTCTTCGTCGGCGCGTGCGTAGAGGGGCAAATAGAGGGCTTCCAAGAGCTTCGCAGTCTGCATCCACTTTTCGCCCATCGGTTCCACCATGTCCCAAGCTAGCCACTGATTAAGAGCCCCGGCAGGTAGACTTTGCATCCACGCCGCCGGATCCTGGATTCCCCATTTCAGGCAGAGCCTAAACGCTATTTTCAGGCGTCGGCTCTTTCTGATTTTTTTGCAAGGGCCTCGATTTCGCCTTGGTCGTACTTGTTGATCTCCAAGCACTGATCGTAAAGAGGTCCAACAACCGAACGCGGGAGGTCTTTGAGGACATTTGGGTCCGTTACAACCCGCTGCCCCGATTCGTCTCGAAGGCAGTAGGCAACCATTACCCGCCGATGCGCCGTCCAGTCGTAGCCCTTTTTGGTCTGCAATTCGACTTCCATGTTAGCCGCATCCGCTTCGGATAGCTCATGGATGTAGTATTGCTTACCCTTGACCGTGACAGGCTCGACGGCCAAATCGCGCCTAGTAAGGCTCAAAAAATCGTCTTGGTTACTCATCGTCCTCTTCGCCCTTTGCTTGTTCGATTGCTTCAAGTGCCGCTTTGACGAATGTACGCGAAACCTGTTCGGGCGGCTGAACCTTGGCCGGATAGCCTTGGATCGCTTCGAGTTGCATTTCGAGCGAAGCGATTTCGTCAGCCGTCAAAGCGTCATGCGGAAATTCAAATATCGCTTGAATCTGTGGCGTTTCGCCGAACTGCAAATAGCCAACTAGCTTACCGCCAACGCGGATCTGGCATTGGTTCAAGTCCCGCTCGATCCCAGTAGCCAACGAAATACCACGCTGGCGATTCAATTCAAAAACCATCTTCGATCATTCCTTAGGCAGGGGTGAAGGTAATATCCGTCGCGCCGTCGAACTGGAGCTTGTAGGAGCCCCTCATAACCTCGCCCTTGGCAAGCTTTGGCGTCTTGACTTCCTTGACGAAAGCCGTCCCCTGTAGGCTTCCTGCCCCTGGAAATGTGACTGTAACCGAAATTCCCGCGTAAGGCTCTGAGGTTGGAATCATCGCCGTGGTGATCGGAATCGCCGCTCCTAGCCAGTTAAACACAACGTCGACTTCGGGATTCTTGCGAAGGTCCGAAGGCCGAAGGGCCTCGAATCCGGCTGTGTCGAGACTCGTAATGTCGAGCGTATCAACGCTGATTGTCATTTCGCCGATCGAAACGACCTGAGTAGTAACCAACCCGGTCCCCGAAATCGTCGCTCCGAGTCCGGTATCTGCAACGGTAAGTGCTGGCATTCTTAAGGCTCCTTGTAATGGACCAACATATCAAACGAAACTATGTAACGGTGTTCTTGGTTGCCGTCTGTTGGCGGCTCCTGCATGTATTGATCGGCGTCGAATTTGATTCCGCAAAAAGTGTGTGAACTGACAACGCCACGAAAGGCATCGATTCCAGTGTCCCTAATAGCCCTGGCGATCGCGCTTGCTGTCGTTCGCGTCAGTGCGTAGCATTCAATGATAAATCGCGCTTCGGCCAGCTTACTCATCCCCTGCAAGTGATCTTCTCGATCGGTCGATGTGACGTAATAAACCACCGCCGGAAGCGTTGCGTTTTGAACCAAGGCATCTGGATACATGCGCTGCCCGATAAGCGTAGATACCGCCGAGTAGCTTAGGAGCTTGGTTCGTAATGCTTCGCCGATAGCGGACATTTACAGTTCCCCGCTCACGATGCTGATCGTTCTTGCTGCCGCTTCGCTTGAGCCGCTGACAACCTTGAGGTGTCGCACCCCGGCCATTACTTCGGTATTTAGGGCGATGTACCGCGATGCCGCAACAGTTACCGCGTATTCGGTCGACCCGTTGTACAACGCGAAAAAGTTATCGCCATCGGTCGAGGCCTGGAACTTAAATTCGGTCCCGGTTAGCGTCGCTGGCGTCCTCAGTGCAAGCACTGTCCGACCGCCTTCGATGGTAATCGCCGTCGATACGGTCCCGCTCGATGCAATCGTGACGGTCCCGGTCAATGAAAGATTCTTAGCCAATTCGTAGCTCCTTGATTTCTTTTTGCAGTTGACCCAAAAAAGCCGCTTTGGCCGCAAACGAGGTTTGTCGGTAAGCCCGCATGGGGGCGCGTTGCTCTTTAGGAAATGTCGCGACGGTCGCTTTCGATCGGTTAATTCGAGTGTATTGCCGACCGGATCGGCCCGTATAAATAACAGGCGATCCAGGCGCGCCCCAATGGTATCGCGTGTAGCTTTCGCCTTTTTTGTAGGGCATGACAAACTGCTGCTTATTGCCCTTCCAGAAAGTCGCTCCAATCACAACGCCAACGCCGCCCTTAAAAACCTTGTGGTTAAAATGCTGCCGCGAATCGTTTTGGAACGCCGCATTGTTTTTGAATTTCTTG